TTCACTGCTGTTGATGGATTGATTCAGTCGATTTTTGACAAAAGAAATCAAGAGCTTGACAACTACTATCAAAAGGAATTGAACAACATCAACAATTCAAAAATGACAGAGGAACAGAAAGCCAATGCTATTACTGATTTAGATGAAGAGGTTTTCACTCAAAGAAAGAGCATTCAAAAAAAGCAAGCAAGAGCAGACAAAGCCCTAGCGGTTATGAGTGCAATCATTTCTACTGCTGCCGCAACAGCTACAGCCTTAACTGCTGGTCCAGTTGCTGGTCCTATTTTAGCGGGGATTGTTGCTGGTTTAGGACAAGTTCAAATTGCTACAATTTTAGCTACTCCAATCCCTCAACTTGCTGAGGGTGGAATCGCTTTTGGAAATTCGATGGTGAATGTGGGAGAATACTCTGGAGCAAATGTGAATCCAGAAGTCATTGCTCCTCTTGATAAATTAAAAGGAATGCTAGGAATGGAAACATTGAATGTTGTGGGGACAATAAGTGGAGAGGATATTGTTCTCGCTTCCGATAGATACAACACACGAGCAAATAGAAGTTTTTAATGGCACTAGGAAACATAAGATACCAAGCAGAGTTTGACACTATTTATGGTGTAAACTACAAGATTCAGATTTACGATTCAGACCACACTGGAAGCGCAACTGATTTCAAGGTTCAGCCACCAGGATTTTCTTTGAAATATAATGGAGAAGGGAAAGAAAGGTTTGACACTATCAAAGCAAGTTCTTGTTCTATCTTTGCTATTTCTGAAGATGCTGCTTTTGACACTTTCACCAGAAGCATAAGAGAAGGCGCACAAGGAAGATTCAGAGTTCAGATATTGAGAGGAGGTGCAAACTATTGGAGAGGAACTATTCTAGCGGATGTTGGTTCTGAGATGTTGGCTTCTCATCCAAACAGAATAACACTTCGAGCAGTTGATGGATTGACTTTTTTGAAAGACATTCCCTACAATAGAGACACTCCAGCAGTTGGTAGTGGAGGTCACGTACACATCAAAATCATTCAAGATATGTTGAGATACTATTCCAACACTTATGATTTTTTCGGTGCGTCAGAT